TTTACCATCACCAACATAGCCAACCATAAAGTTATCTATAGCATCGTTAAGTGTTATATATTGATATCCTCCGTAGTTATCTTCTACTGTATCACCTATCGCTTCTTCAGAAGGTGTACTAGCATAATTACCTCCATCTAATTTTTTAAGCTGTACAACTAAAAATATATCAGCACTTAAAGCGCCTGTTATAGTTATAATATTGTTTTTTACTGTATAAGCAGAAGTGTATTCACTCCAAGAACCAGGTAGGCCGGTGGTGCTTGTATATATTTTAAAGTTATTTAAAGTATAATTTATGTCGTTAGGATCGTAAGATCCAAAAACTAAATCAGTATCAAAGGTTGTAGTAAAGTTTTGATTGTCAAAAGGAGCTGAACCAGAACCTCTAAAGCCTTGTGCGCCTTGGTAATATTGTTGGTTTGTTTCTGTAACTAAACTCATTTAATTAAGATTTTTCGTTTATTTCTACTCTTTGAGACTCTTGCTCTGCAACTTGTATTATAGTTGGATTATTTATAATAATTCCAAAATACTTTAACATGTTAATTATTATGTTTGTTTGCTCTGAAATATCTAACTCAAAGTTTACAGAATTATTAGGATTGTATATATATTGACCTAAAGATCCAACTGTAAAAGCCCAGTTAGGTGAAACAGGGTTTGTCAACCCGTTTACGCTTAAACTATTTGGCGTTGGAGATATTTTTAATAAAAGCTGTTGCTCTGAAGATGGAGCTATAACAGTGTTGGTCGTATAGTATATAGGATATTGTTTTGTAGGTGCAGTTAGTTTTGATCTAGATATTTTATTAAAATCACTTTTACTAACTAGTTGACTTATAGACTCATATTTTGGTTGATCGTCATATATAGAAATAACTTCACCAATTTTGTAAAGAGTAGGTGGAGCTGTTTGTATAAAACCATCATTACTAGAGTTATACGTAAATGTTATCTCTTTTTCAAAAGGATAAAGTTTATAAGCTATGTCTTTTTGTATATTAAAAAACTCAGTGCTATTTTGAGAATTAGTTTGAGTTTTTCTATTTTGTTGATTTCCGTCTGGAAAATAAGAATTAAATATTTCTTTTTGAACTTGGTCAGCAATACTATTGAACTCTTGAGGGGTAACATAACCTCTCTGCTCTTTGTTTAATATATACAAGACTGTTTTATATACTGTGTCTACGCTTACTGCCATTTTTATATTTTTATTATAATATAGTGGAGACTACTTTCGTAGTCCCCATCATATTAGTATCACTTGTTTTTATAGTTTTTTCTCGATAGATCTAAAAACTTCAACACCCTCGTCTGTTTTCAAGAAAGCAGCAAAGGCTGAATAAGGGTTTTCGTCAAATGGTACGTTCATTAATTTTCTACCATTTGAAGCCCACGTGAAAGTTCTTTGATCACCTGAAAGATTTATTATCTTAGCTTCTGTAGCTCTAATAGCTATATTTCTAAGTTGCACATTGTCATCATTAGCCAATGCAACAAATGTTTGCGGGTTGTTTTTAGCAAACAATAATAAATCTCTTTTTAATTCTTTTGAACTCATGTTAGAAACTTTAGATCCTAGCTCGACTCTTAGTATAGCTTCTGCTTGATCGATGTCAATTTCTCTAGCTAAGTTCATAGCATCAATTTGTATTTCTAATACGTCTAATTCATCTTCAGCTATAGCAACAGAGCTATATTCATAGTATCTTTGATTTTTATAAGGGTGATACAAAGATAATAATTTTTGAAGATTCTGTTTTTCTTTTGGAACAAAAAGCGCACCGTCTTTAAACATTATATGCCCAAGTGTTGATTCACCTTTTTGATCACTTACAAAAACAGAGTTTTGATTAGTAGCGTATCTTAATTCTTTTTGAACACCTGTTTCTTTATCAAACCATAATAGCGGGTATTTAGAACTATGTCTGCAAGGTATTGTGTAAGTTAACGGTGACTTGCCTTTTAGTATATAAGTTCTATCTTTTATTTCCCATTGAGGTTTTTGCGGTGTTGTATTTTCTTTTTTAGTTGCCTTGACAACAGTTTCTTGAGGTGCAACCTCAACAGTTTCTTCTGCTTTAGCTTTTTTAGCCATAATATAATAAAATTAAATAGTTAATAAGGGTAATAGTTACCCCTGAAATTACATCAGGGGTAAGCATTACCTGTGTTATTAAGCAGTAAACAATACAAAGTTGTTTGCTCCTTGAACCACTAGACATCTTTCAGAAAGGAAGTGTACTTCCATTGCATCAAGATCTGAAGTGAAAGCTCCTCCTACAGAACCAGTAATCCAGTTTTTCATTCTACGATCGTCAGCTTGTGAAGCTCTGTAACGAACGTGTAAGAAAGGACGACGGATGTTAGTTCCTAGGATTTGATCGTAAACAGTTGAAGTTCCAGCTGGTACTAAAACACCATCAATACTAGATGTTGCTAAACCACCACGAGTAGAAGCATCGTTCAAATATTTCCAATCAGTTTTGTAGAAATCGTAAGATCCTCTACGGAAACCGCTAAATCCAAGATTTAAAGCCATTTCTTCAGAGTTTTCAAATAAACCGTAAGCAGTACCACCGTTGTTTCCAGCAGAAATACCAGCTAGCATATCGTCAAATTCTAAAGCAGTGTTTCTGTTTAAGAATAACATGTTTTCTTCAATAGCACCTTGAGTGTCTAAGTTTTTAAGAATTGAATCAAATTCACTTAAAGCGTTTGCAGGTGTTGCAGAAAATCCAGCCAATACATTACCTCTATCTTTGATAGCAGCAAAAAGACCTTCAGTACCTTTAACAGAAGCAGTAGATGTTCCAGATTTTAATTCTCCTTCAACTACAGACATTTCTAAGTAATCCTCAAAACGTAGTCTAGTTTCAGACTCAGCTTTTAAGTACCACAAGAATCCTCCAGTTCCGTCTTCAGTAGCAACTTCTACCCAACCGATCTGAGCAGTGTCAGAACCATTGATAGCAAATTTATCTTTGATGATGATAGGTGAATTAGAATATTGAGTAAAAGAAGGGTCTACAGAAATTCTGTTAGAATCTGTTGTTCCTTTTCCATATTCAGAACCATATACAAAGATTTTTAAAGCTGGAGAACCAGTTACTAAATCAACTTCACCTGCACCAGCTCCGTCAAGAGCTTCTTGAGTGTAAGGTTTTACAGTTAACTCACCAGCAGCTAGTCCAGATCCTGGAGTTGCGCCTGAAGCTACAACGTAACACTTTAATTCATCTCCGTTAGCTCCATTAGTTACAACGATAGTTGAACCAGGAGATACTACGTTTTCTACCAAAGTAGCACCAGATCCACCAACAGGGATAGTCAATGTTGACACGATGTTAGGTGTTGTTCCAGAGATAGCAGCTGTTACTCCGTTATAAGAAATATGTAAACGGTTTTGCTCAGACCAAACTACTTGATCAGATGTCATAGGCATTTCAGCGCCTACCATTCGTAAAAATCCAGATAACGTTCTGTTTCCATAACGCTCTACTTCAGCTTCGTAGATTTCTGGTAAATATTGCTGAGCGAAGTCACTAGTACCATCTGTAAAGTTAAGGTAGTTTGTTTCTAGCGCTTGTTGTTTTTGTGATGGAATAATACTTCCAAACACAGGACTTACATTAGCCATAATTTTTTAGTTTTTAATTTTTAAATTTTTTAATTCTAAGTTTTGTAGAATCAGCACCGCTAATAGCTTTAACTTTTAAGCCATTAATAAATACATCACCACCAGAAGGTCTAGCTTTTGTGTCACTTAGGTTTTTAGAAGTATCTACAACCTGTTTGACCGCGTCGGCTTTACCTTGCTCGTAGAAATGTGATGCTATTTTATCTACATTTTCAGCAGCATACATTGCTTTATGATAACCTTTGTAGTCACTAACAGATCCGTTTTTATCAAGGAACTTCCCGATTAAGTTGTTAATGTCTGATTGTTTATCAGCAATTCCGTCAGTGTTTTGTAATTTATACCTATATTTCTTTTCACCTACACTAATATCGAAACCTTCGAAATCTTCAGTAAAAAGCTTTTTAGTATTTTCTTGAAACACTTTACGGTTTTCTTCAGCCTGTTCTTGCTGCTTGTTATATCGATTGAAAAAGTCCATAGCTTTTTGAGCATCAGGATTCACGCTTGATCTCAACTTGATATCAGCGTAGTATTTTTCCTTAGTGCTTTCCAAAAAGTTTTTGGCTTTCGCAACTTCTTCTTTAAATGCAAGTTTTTTCTTGCGTACATCTCTATCTTCGTCTAAATCTTCGTCATACTGAAAATCTTCTAATAACAAATCAATATCTGAATTATCAAGATATGGTTTTTCTTTTTTGTAATACTCTCTTAATAATGTATTATCATCTACGTTAGAGTAGTCAGCATTTAGCCTCACGTAGTCTTCTACGCTACCTCCGGTCTCTTCCATAAAAGAAACTAGTTTTTCAATGTTTTCGGGTAATTGTTTACCTAAAACCTTTTCATCTCTTACAGCTTCTTTTAGCTCTTGCTTTACTTCAGCAACTTCTTCAATAATTTCTACTGGAGCTTCTACTGTTTCTTCGGTGGTCCGTACTTCTTCAACCACTGCTTCGCTGTTGCCACTGTCTTTGGGTTCTTCGATAACAACATCGCTATCATTTGTCTCTTGTGCTTGAACGGCATTTTCTTCTTTTTCTTTTGGTATAACTACTTTAGTAACATCTTGCTCAACACTTTGCTCTTCCATAGGCTTTTTAAGCTCAACCTTTGTTACTTCATCTTTTTTAACTAGTTTTTTAGGTGTAGTTTTCTTTTTACCTTTTAAAGTAAATTCACCTTCTTTTTTTACTTCTGACATAATATAATATAATTTAAAAAATTGTTTTGCCTACATAAAGGCACCAAGACCTTGGTCTGGTTGATTTTCAAAGTCTATAGGTAAACCATCGTTTTTCCTTTGGCTTATCATTTCACTTTGTTGTGTCGCTTGTATTTTTGTTCTTTTGTCTTTGCGATCTTCAATAAATTGTTCTTTGTTTCTTTCTACTTGAATATCCATCTGCTTTAGCTGCATGTCATACTGGAACTGTCTCTCCATCTCAGCTTGCTTTATTTGAGCTGCAACTTGCATTTTCTGCATTTCCATCTCTTGCTTAGCTTTTTCAATATCAACTTTAGTTGATGCTACAGCCTCTTGCTTCTGCACTTCTGCCATAGCTGTTCTTTCAGCTGTTTGAGCTTGAGCATCCGCTTGAGCAGCGATATTAGCTTGTTGTGCTTTTTGATCACGTTCCATTTTAACCTTACGCTTAATCTTTAGCATTTGATTAGCTAGCTTAAGGTTTTTAATTTGGCGTATATCAATAGCATCTTCTAAGTCAATACCACCTGACTGTAATGCAACTTGTATATTTTGCTCTAACTGAGCTCTCTCTTCTTCATCCGGCTCTAATTCTAAGAATATACCAAAATCATGTAGGTTTAAGTTTATAACTTCGTCTAGTGATTTTATGTTATAAGTAGATATAGAGTTTTGTAACGATGCTCTTGTAAGCGGGAAACGCAATGCATCTGCTATTTTAAGCGATACATTTTCTGCTAGTTTAAGAGTTAAATACAAACTAGACTGAACAATGTGTCTAGTTGCTACGTTTGACGCGTTAGCGGCTAGTTTCTGTAACCCTACAAGCGTAGATTTATCAGGAACACTACCGTCTCTAGCTTCGTTTAGCCCTGTCACATCACGTATCATCTGTAAATAGTATTGATA